GTGTTCTCCTGCTCAAAAATTGAGCAGAAGCAGTTGAACACCTGGGTCAGTTTTCAGTCGGCAGAACAGCCTCTACTGGGTCAGTTTTCGGTCAGCGGCAACATACCGGGGCATGCTGGAAGCCGCGGAGGAGGCTAACAAGAAGGGCACTGGCGGTCCTAACGCGGTTGATAACATCAACAAGCTGCGATCGACCGTCCAGCTGTTTAGCGGCGACATCGAGCAGGCCGAAAAGGATCGTGATCGTCTGCTGGCCGGGCGCCAGAACCTGCAAAGTGATGGCGTCTTGTTGAACGACGCTGGCAAAAACAAGTTTGTCTTTGATCCGCTGCAGAAATTTGTCGACCAACAGACCGTCGCGCTCGCCAAGCTCAAAGCTGGTGCCGAGGAAACGAACCCGATCCTTGCTCAGTTCGATCAGATCGTCGAGAACATGGCTGACACCGGCCAGAGCTCCAAACGCATCGATGAGCTGCGCGCCAAAATTGCATCTGTCGCGCCAGAGATGATCCGACTCCAGGAGCAGAACAAGAAGATCAAGGAGTATGTTGCGGATGCAAAGGACGCATCCGAGCGCCTTCGCCAGATAGATCTGCTCACGGTAGGCAAAGCTGCCAAAGCCCAGAACGACAACCCCTGGGAGAAGGCATCTGCTGACGCTCAGCGATACTACCAGGAGCTCAAGGATCTCAAGTCCAAGCTGACCGGCGAACGTGATGCCGCCATGGCGATCGGAGACAACGCCGCAGCCTCCAAGGCTGCCGACGAGCTCAATAAGGTCCTAGGGCAGATCCCTGCAGTCGAAGCTGCACTGGCCAAGCTGACCGTGACGGACGCCTCGCAGACCATGCGAGAGCAGGCACGTGAGGTCCGAATCGGGCTGATGACCCAGACCGAACAGGTCGAAGCCGAATACCAGCGGCAGAAGCGCTACGCCCAAGACTACTTCGATAACCACAAGGACCTGCTCATGCAGGACCAGGCGGCGTACCAAGCGTATGTCGACTACGTGGCGGCTTTGGATGCCAAGCATCAGCGCGACACTGAATCCGGCCTCGATGCGTGGATTCGGCAGAACAAGGACGCTTCCCAGAAGTACAAGTCGCTTTGGGCCAGCGCGATGGATAACTTCGTCGATACCGTCGTAGACGGGCTGGCCGAAGGCAAGCTTGAGATCGAGGACTTCGTTGTCGAGGTGGTCAAGGAGCTGGCCAAGATTCAGGTCGCCAAGACTGCCGCAGGAATCGCCGAAGGCCTGGGCAATATGTTCGCCAACTGGTGGAGCGGCGGCGGCACTACGACGTCTCCTGGCGCATCGTCTGGCACCAGTAATTTCGGGCTGGGACAGAACGTCACCGGAGGCTCTAACGGCACTCTGAGCTCGACGGCCTTCGCCAACGGCGGAATCATGACCGAATACGGCGCGCTCGCCCTACGCAAGTACGCCAATGGCGGCATCGCCAACCGCCCCCAGGTAGCCATCTACGGCGAAGGCAAGACTCCGGAAGCTTATGTGCCGCTGCCTGACGGGCGCACCATCCCGGTCACGCTATCGGCCACAGGTGGAAGTCAGGCCGCCCCTGCCTCGAGCCCGAGTGGCGTCCAGGTCAACGTGTACAACCAGTCGGGCCAGCAGATGGATGCCGAGAGCAACCAGAGCTTCAACGGCGAGCAGTACGTTGTAGACATCATCCTCAAGAACGTCTCCCGCCCCGGGGCCGTTCGTGACGCGATCAAGAGTGTTTAGTGATGGCAGATCCAGTCTTCCCAGTTGAACTGGCAAGCGAGCAAGATTCTTCCAAGTTCCAAGTGGAGCAGGAGGACAATGCGGTGAAGGGCGAAACCGAAGGCGGGTACGTATTTACCCGCCGACGTAACACCCGCCGGCCGCGCAGAACCTTCACCACGGGCTTCACAGACATAAGCCAGGCGCTGCAGGAAAAGCTTGAGACGTTCTACGACTTAGTCGGTACGCACACCCCGTTCGTGTACACGAACCCTGCTACTGGCAAAACCTTCAGGGTCCGCTTCACGGCAGGTCCGAAGTACCAGTACACCGGCATGGGTAAGACCCGGCTTTGGAGCGTCGCCTCGCTCACATTGAAGGAAGCTTGACAGGTACGCTATACTAACTAACACGTTAGTTAGTATAGCCACCCATGAAAAACATCAGCATCGCGTCTGTCATTCAGAAGAATCAGGTCAGCTCTACTGATGCGTGGCTGATCGCCATGAAGATCCACGTCAGGAACCATGCAACTGCTCAGGTCGTTGACGAGATCCGGGTAATCAACAACACCGAGATTACCGTCATCGAAGGTGAGGACTACGAGCCGTTCCCCTTCGATTTCAGCATGAAGGAGTCGAGCACTGAGCTGCCGACTCTTACCGTGACCATTCAAGACCAGACCCAGATCGTCCAGAGCTATATGCAGCGCTATGGCGGTGGGGTTGGCTTCGACGTGGACGTCATGATCGTCCGCGCGACCTCTGCTACAGACACCTATATCGAGCCAGAGCTGGTCGAGTATTTCCAGGTCATCACATCCTCCGCCGCTGACTATGTCGTGACCTGGGAGCTGGGCGCTGAAAATCCTCTGCGTCGTCAGTTCCCACGCCGCCGGCAAAGCGACGACCAATGCAGCTTCGTCTACAAGGATGCGGCAACCTGCGGCTACAGCGGCGGGCTTAAGAGCTGCGATCTCACCTTGGACGGCGCCAACGGCTGCCGGGCTCACAACAACGCCCGTAACTACGGCGGCAACCCCGGGATCATTGTGAGAGGCTGATGGAGTATACCGACCTCATCGGCTTCCCCTTTGGCTATGGCGGGCGTTCGCTCGCAGATGGCTGCCTCGACTGCTATGGCGTAGTCGTCGAGATGGGCCGTCGTAACGGCCAGACCTTTCCTACACGCCAGTTCTCCGAAAGCCACCTCGTTAATCACGCCTTGATGGCGGGACAAATGAGCGAATGGCGCCGGATCGACCAACCCAAAGCCGGCGCAGTGGTACTGCTCAGGGTGCTTCGCCACCCTTGCCACGTCGGCTACCTGATCAACGAGTTCGAGTTCGTCCACGCCTGGGAGCACACCAACGGCGTTGTAGTTGAACGGCTGAGCGAGTGGGAAAGACGCATTGAGGGCTTTTATGAGTACGCAGGCTAAGTCGCGCAAGCTGGTCACGTTCATCTACATCACCAACCCTCTGACTCCGGCCGAATCCCGCGTCACGTTGGAGCAGCGCCACGCGCGCAAGAAAAGCCTGGCCAAGTACCTGGGCCCGCTTGAAGGTGAATGGGCTGTTTCGGTGTCGGGCAAGCTTGTACACCGTAAGGATTGGTCCAAGACCTACCTGCAGCCAAAGGACTGCGTAGTCGTCGCCCCGGTTCTGATGGGCGGGGGCGGGGGCCAAGGCAAGACTATCTTGCGCCTCGTTGCGTTGGTCGCACTAACCTATTTCACTGCAGGTATTGCGACGGCTGGCATTGCCTCGATGGGGGTTGCTGGTGGCTCATTCGCCGCCTACGGAATCTCCGCCGCGGTGATGATTGGCGGCACCATGGCAATCAATGCCCTTATTCCGCCTCCGACGCCGTCCCTATCTAGCTCTGGTTCCGACTACGACAGTAGCAGTAGCTACGGCATAGATGGCCCCAAGAATCAGTCCACGAAGAACATCCCGGTACCGGTCATCTACGGGGAGTCCTGGTTCGCTGGCAACTTCATCCAGACCTATGTCGAGAATGACGGCGATACCCAGTACCTGAACATGCTGTTGAACGTAGGTGAGGGTCCGATTGAGGACATCACCGACATTCACGTCAATGACCAGCCGATCGCCAACTTCACGAACGTCGAGGTGTTCAAGCGACTGGGTACGGCCGACCAAGAGGTCATCCCGTATTTCAGCGACATCATCATCCCCGTGAATCGCAGCGTGACCTTGGGTAACGGTGTATGGACGGTTCATACCGTCAATGCCTCGGTCGACAAGCTGCGCGTGGACATCGTCATGCCCTCGGGCATCGGGCGTGTAGACGATGAAGACGGCATGGTGGGCTACACCACTGCCTTTGACATGGAGATCCGGGAAGCAGGTGGCGCTTGGCAGCCTTTCACTGGTAGCACATCGCGTATCAGCATCGCCGGGCGCCAGATGTCGGCGCTACGCAAGAGCTATTACTCCAACGAGCTCGATCGGAACAAGCGCTACGAGGTGCGGTTTGCCCATACCCAGGACACCTCCGACGAGAACGTTCTGAACAAGATCACCGTTACCGACATTAACCAGATTCAGTACGACGACCTTAATTATCGTCACACCGCTCTGCTGGGTATTCGCATCAAGCTTGATGAGCAGCTGTCCAATATCCCGTCGGTGACCTATCGAGTAAAGGGGCGCAAAGTCAGGGTCTACGACGTTGCGGCTGGCGAGTACGTTGAGAAGTGGACGAGCAACCCAGCATGGATCGCCCTGGATGCCCTGACGCACACGCGCTATGGCGGCGGGATTGCCTACTCTCGGATCAAGCTGGATTACTTCCGCCAGTGGGCTCAATACTGCGACGACAACAAGCTGACCTTCAACGGCGCGATTGACCAGCAATCAAACCTTTGGGACGCGCTCAAGCCCATCTACAAGCTTGGCCGAGCGATGCCGGTTCGATCCGGTACCAAATTCCAAGTCGCGATCCTCAAGAAGCGCAAGCCCGTTCAGCTCTTCACCGTCGGCAACATCAAGAAGTCCTCTCTCAAGATCGACTGGCTCGCGGCAGACGAGCGCGCCAACGAAGTCGCTGTCACGTTCTACGACAAGGAAGACTTTGGCGCGGCCAAGACCGTTATCGTGCCTAACATGAGAGCCCGGGAGCGGGGCGAAGATCGGATTCCAACCGATTTGACCCTCTACGGCTGCGACAACATCGACCAGGCTACCCGCGAAGGTACCTTGGCGATGAACATGCAAGAGCTGCTTAAGACCGTCACCTTCGAAGCGCCGATGGAGTCGATCGCATGTGGCTTGGGCGACGTCGTTGCCATCCAGCACGATATGCCGCAGTGGGGCACTGGCGGACTGCTGGACGCCGGCTCTACCCGCAGTGTGCTTAAGCTGGACAGACCCGTTGAGTTCACGGAGGAGGGCACGTATGTCGCAATGGTCCGGCACGACAAGGTGCTCCAGTGGGAGTCTACGGTCGAGGCCGTCCTAGGCAACGTTGTATTCCTGGGCTTTGGCTTCAACGTTGAAAGCTTTGAGCGCTTTCGCCGGCTGGTGCATCTTGAATCCGGTACCGATTTTGCCATTCAGGAACCCGTGGTCGACTCCTACGGGCGCCATGGCCTTCGATTGGCTAGCGCTACCGGCATCAAGGCTGGCGATACCGTCCAGCTGTACGATACCGACGTAATTGAGAGCCGTACGGTGACGCTGGCCACCGGACAGCAGACGCAGCTGACCGTGACTTCGCCCTTTACCGTCGCGCCGCGCGCTGAGACGCCCTGGGCTTTCGGATTGTCCGAAACGGTTACCACCAACATCACGGTGATGAACCTGTCGGGCAATGGTGATCTGTGGCGCACGATCTCCGGCCTCGAGTATACGGATGATGCCTATAGCGACGAAGTCGAGGACTACAAGGTCCTACCGGTGCCGACCAGCAAGGTGCTTGGAGACGTAACGTTCGGAGGCTTCAAAGAGAAGCGCTACCTGCAGGGCGGCATCTATGTGTCCGATGTGGAATTCACCTGGACCCATGACAGCCCCAATTACAGCTATGCGGATGTCTACACCAGGATCGATGACGCCCCCTGGGCTCTAGTAGACGCCAACGCCTCGGTCTGTACGGTCAAAGTGGCCTCTGGGACCCTTCACGTCAAACTGGTACCGGTCAACCTGGAGGGCAGCAAGCCGCTGCTCAGCACGGTTTCCGAGCACACCTATGTGGTCCAGAGCGGCGTGCCTACAACCCCGCCTGTCGCTTCCACTGTCTACGCGGGGACTGTCACCAAAGACATCATCGAGATCAAGTGGGGTGACATCGATGAGTGGGCCGCCAGCCAGAATATTTACAAGTACCAGGTCTGGGCCGCTCCAGGTCAGAACGCACACCTGATCGACGCCAAGCTGCTGACCGTAACGGGCAACAATCACTACGCACATGTTGGCCTGACAGCAAACGCCTATTACACCTACTGGGTACGCACGGTGAACGTGCTTGCTGCCAACGCCTACTCAGACTTCACCCCGGCTGCAGGCTTGTCGCTCAAGACCAACCCGGCAGACGCAGTGAGCGATCTGTTCCCGGGTGGTATCAGCCTGACCGACCTGGACAAGAACCTTCAGGACGATCTGCAGGAGGCTACCGAATCCACCCGCGAGTCGATGACCACGATTGAGGACCTTGCCAGCATTGTCTCGGTGATTTCCGCCAAGGTCGAAGACATCACAGACATCGGCAAGACTGAGGTTTTCAGTCGTAAGCAAGCGGTAGGGGAACTTGAAGCCTATGTGAAGCAGGAGGTCGGCACATTAGTGACTGCCGATGAGACCATCGCCCAGATGGTTACCGACCTGCAGGTTCAGGTAGGAGATGACATCCAAGCTCAGATTCGCCAGGAAGCGGACGCCCGTGCCACGGCTGACCAAGCGATGGCTACCCAGCTGGTCACGCTCAAATCGCAGGTCAACGACGACATTGCTGCCCAGATCAAAAGCGAACAGCAGACCCGGGCGAGCGCGGATAGCGCCATTGCTACCGACGTCACCAACCTCAAGACCCAGATGGGCAAGGACATCGCAGCCGCAATCTCCAGCGAACGCACCGCGCGATCGGACGCTGATGCAGCATTGGCAGGGGAGATTGACACGCTCTCGGTCAACCTCACTTCCGAGATAGGCGCGCAAATCAAGACCGAGGCAGCTGCACGAGCTGGCGCCGATTCTGCTCTGTCTGGCCGGCTCGACACCCTGACCGCCCGAGTAGGGACCGCCGAAAGCAGCATCACCACCGAGCAGCAAGCACGCAGCTCTGGCGACTCAGCGCTGGCCACGCAAATCAGCGATGTCTCGACCAAATTCGGTAACGACCTCGCCACCACAAATGCTTCTGTCAGATCCGAAGCTCAGTCGAGATCCGACGCTGACGCTGCATTGGGGCTGAGGATAGACACGGTGTCGGCAACCGTGGCCGACAACAAGAAGGCGGTCGACGCGAGCGTTACTGCGGAAGTCAAAGCCCGGGCGGACGGTGATGCCGCGCTAGGCACTCGCATTGATACCGTCAGCGCCCAATTCAAGACTGATCTTGGCACTACCAACGCTGCCGTGAGCAGCGAACAGAAAGCGCGCGCCGATGCAGATAGTGCTTTAGGCTCGCGGATCGACACGGTAAGCAGCACGGTTGGGGGACATACCACCTCAATCCAGCAGCAGGCATCTGCTATCAACGGACTGACCGCTCAGTACACCGTCAAGATCAACAACAACGGTCAGGTGGTTGGCTTCGGACTGGCTTCTACGGCTACTGACGGCGGCGGAAGCGTAAGCGAGTTCACCATCGTGGCGGATCGCTTCAAGGTCGTGAAGCCGGGGACCACCACAGGTCTGCCTGTGTTCACCGTGGATGCCGCCACAGGCCGCGTCGTGCTAGCTAACGCCATTGTGGGAGACATCCAGAGTGACAACTATGTCGCTGGCGTCTCAGGCTGGTGCATAAAAAAGTAGGAACCATCACCCTGGAATACAACCGGGGTGATGGGGTGGTGATCTCCAATGCGTTCCAGGGCGAATTGATCAACGCCACGTTCAACGGCGAGATCGACGTCTGGGACGCAACGTTCGACGGCAGCTTTACTGCTGAGGCGATAAACGTCGTCAAGAACCTGCAGCTTGCCGGCTCCTCGGTGGCGGTCACCACCATGACCTACATCCCTACCATCGGCAAAGGGCAGGGCGTTGACCCTAACCTCGGAAGCGATGACGGGCAGTGGCGAGACGTTGCGGTGCACACCTTCTATGTGCCGCCTGAAAATTTCATTGGGGGCTGGGCCTACGTTTCGGTCCAGTACCTCATCGATAACAACCGTCACAGCCAGGACAAGACCCTATGGCCCACCAAGCACCAGGTGCTGGTGAACGGCGAGCTGAACTACTTCACGCCGTATTACACGGCCTACGCCTTCTACTACGTCGGCGTGAAGAACTTCAAACACGACAAGGTCATTGCGATCAACTCACCTGGCTACTACACGGTGCGCCTACAGTTCGCCTTCGGGGACGCCGACACCAACGTCTATCCCTATTGGGAAGACGTCTTCATCCGCGTTGACTATGTGAAGAAGTAGCCATGTCTTACGTTGAAATGGGGAACGTCATGTTCCGCGGCGAGCTACGGGGCGCCCGGGGCCGCATCAAAGGGAAGCTGACCGCCAACGCGGTGAACGCTATCGATACGATCCACATCGCCGATGGGCAGATCACCTTTTCAGTTTTCTCCGCCTACTACAACAGGCAGATCACACCTAACGCCGTGGTTCACTCCATCCAAGTGGACATCCCGGATGCTCAGGGATTTGTTGAGGTGACCGCCTTCTGCGACTACGGCGCTTCGGCGTCAGCCAACACCTCAACCGATTCTGCCTATGTGCGTATCGACGGCGGGATGCGGATAGGCACGAACGGTAGTCGGCCTTGGCTCCAGGTATTCCCCTTTAACGAAACGGTAGCCCTAGCCCGCGGCGTTCATACGATTGAGATCGTCTCCGGCAATCACAACCTCCTTTCCGGCAAAGGCTACATCCTGGCTCGATACATCCGCGCTACAGGGAGCGCTAACCGATGAGCATTCCTTCCGGTTGGGCGGAGTTCAACGACGTCACCGCTAGACTGCGTGGCGTGATGGTTGCAGGCAAGGGCACCTTTTCAGGGGAGTTCACCGCCGACTCGCTTGATGCTTTTGAGTCCATCAACATTCGGGACGGAGCGGTCTCAACAAGCTACGGATTCCAGTTTGGCCGAACCACGGGGCAGCCCTTGCTGGACGTGACCTTCACGATTCCGGCGCAGACCTTTGCTCCACTGATTGAGATCATCATCCCGGCCAACTACAGCATCCAGCAATCTGGCGGCACACCGAACTACGCGCTGTACCGCAACGGCGCACTCATTGGTCAGAGCACAGGCCCGGTGCCCGTAGGCTTAGCCTATTACTATGGGTACCAGTCAGGCTCTTCGATCCATGTGGGTGGCGTCAACATGGAAACCCCGATGCGCTTCGTCGACTTTGAAGCCGATCGAGGGGTTGCCAATACCTATCGAGTGCTCGTTAACAACGGCGACTATATAGGCCAAATCTGGGGCACCGTCTTTGTGAAATGCAGGAAGAAGTGAAATGGCTCAAGGCGTTGTGTATCGCCTGGACAGTGGGTTGATCCAGGCTCTCGTAACCGCTCCGGACGAAGAAGGCGTGCAGATCCAGATCATGGGTCGAGAGGCAGAGCTAGGCGTCTATATGGAGGCGCTCGACATGCAGACCCAGTATCTGGTGGAAGGCAAGCCTGTCGCCCGCCCTGTCATGGGTCTGGGAAGCACTCACCCGCTGTCCGAAAGCGTGAGGCTTATGGTGGGCGAAATGATCGAAGTGACTGGCATTCCCAAAGGCGCGAAGGTCTACCACCCCGACGGGGCGACCCAGGTAGACGATGGTTTCATCGATTGGGGTAGCGATACCCCTGGCACATACCAGCTCCATATCGTTCACGCCCCGTACCAGGAGGTCACCATCAATGCCGTCGTTGGGTAAATTCGACAAGCTCAGTGCTACGTTGGCCACCGCAGATGACATTAACGCCCGACGTGCACAGGAAGAGTCTCTGCTGCTGCTAGACGGGGCGCTCTTGCAATTCGACACCCTGTCACGTCAACGCATGAAAGACGTCATCGCGGGGCTTACAGAAGCACGCACGGTCATATGGCGCCTTGCTGATAACACAGAGCAAGAATTCACCGCGTTAGCCCTGCGAGATCTGTTCGAGCGGGCAGAACAGGCCATCGGCGCTAGGGTGATCATGGTCTTTGAGATTGCTCAGAAACTGAAGGCGAAAGTTGCTGCAGGGGAGCGAGTGACGTTGCGAGACCTCGATCAAATGGCCAATCTCACTAACTAATTGTTTAGTTACTTGGTACAATATTGCCTAATCACATTTCACTGGGTTAGGCAATGTCCTGGTACCGCGACGGCACAATCTCTTTGACCAAGAACGGCGCCACCGTCACTGGAGTTGGCACCAAATTCTCCACCGAAATTCGCTACGGCGACATCCTGCTGATCGCCGGCGCCCTGTATGAAGTGGCGCGAGTCCTCTCGGATACCGAGATTACCTTGGCATCGCCATTCCAGGGCGCGTCCGTAGCGGACTCGGCCTACGCGGTCATCCGCAACCTGACCAACGCCTCGAACTACGATCTCATGAAAAAGATCGAGGGGTTTCTGACTGACCGTCAGCGTTCCCTGGATGAGTTCGTTAACTGGCTCAATGGCCTTGCTGGCGGCGGCGAAAGCAAAGACGGCAAATTCCCGCTCACTGATCGATACGGTGTGACCGTAAAGATCAAAGCTCCTGCGCAAATTGCAGCCGAGATCGAAGCCCTAAAAGCACAGACGGCGACCGACACCAAAGCGGTCAGCGATACCCTTTCGGCTGCCCAAGCGAAATTGGATGCGCTCGGCGATCAGCAAGCCTGGGCAGATCAGATTCTTGGCTACAAAAATGCCGCAGCCGCCAGCGCCAGCGCTGCTAAAACGGCCGAGACCAACGCCAAGACTTCGGAAACCAACTCCAAGACCAGCGAAACCAACGCTAAGAGCTCCGAGACCAGCGCTGCTACCAGCAAAACCAGCGCTGCAACTTCCGCGACCAGTGCCGGCACTAGCGCTACTGCGGCAAAGACCTCCGAAACCAATGCCAAAACCAGCGAGACCAACGCTGGCTCTTCGGCAGCCGCTGCTTCTACGAGCGCTTCTGCGGCAAAGACGAGCGAGACCAACGCGTCGTCTTCGGCAACGTCTGCGGCGACCAGTGCCAGCAACGCCTCGACCAGCGCCAGCAGTTCGGCAACCTCGGCAAGTACCGCGCAGAAATGGGCAGAAAATGGGGTCGATTCGCCGGTTACTACAGGCGCCTACTCGGCCAAACATCACGCTACCAAGGCGAGCACGAGCGCCTCGAATGCTGCAGCTTCGGCAGCCAATGCCGCGGGTTCAGCAACCAGCGCTGCAAACAGCGCCGCGGCAGCAAAGACCAGCGAGGCCAATGCCGCCACCTCTGCTGGAAATGCTGCTTCAAGCCAAGCCAGCGCTGACACGGCGGCGTCCAATGCAGCGGCGTCTGAAGCGGCTGCCAAGACATCCGAGACCAACGCTAAAACCAGCGAATCAAACGCTGCCGGCTCCAAAACAGCTGCGTCTGCCTCCCAAACCGCTTCCAAGACCAGTGAGACCAACGCCGCCGCATCCGCCAGCGCCGCCTCTACAAGCGCTGCTGCAGCCAAGACGTCTGAGACCAACGCCAAGACCAGCGAAACGAATGCGAGCAAGTCAGCTTCCGACTCGGCTGCTAGCGCCGCGTCTTCTGAAAGCGCGCGCCAAGCCGCCGAACAGTCCGCCGCTGATGCACGCAACTCTGCTGCAATCGCGACAGGCGCTCTAACCGAAGCCGGCGCCATTGATCTATCTAGCAACGTCTACCCCACCAAACCCGTCGCCTCCTGCTTTTGGAAGGTAACCAAGGGCGGCACGGTCAGTGGCGTCGACTATGGGATTGGCGACACCCTCGTCTATTCGAAGAACCTGGACGACTTCTACAAGATCGACAACACGGAATCGGTCAGTAGCGTGAATGGCAAGCAAGGTGCCGTTACGCTAGTACCTGCTGACCTGGGCGCAGCGCCCTTGAACTCCGCATCTCTGACCGGCACTCCGACCGCGCCCACACCTCCTGTAGCAGACAACTCGACTCGGCTGGCCACTACCGCAGCCCTGATGTCCCAGCTTGCAGCCTTTGGCCTGACCAACACCCAGTCTGCTCAGGTAGCCGATCTCAACGCATTGCGGGGCACCAAGTTGTTCGGCTTCGATGCGAACACGGTAGGCGCTCCAACCGGGGCTCTGGTTAGCTCTAGCTCCTATGACGCAAACGGTCTGCAGATTGAGGCATATGGTCAGCGCACGCAGATTGTCTGCTTGACTGCCGGTGACCTGCTGTTCCGCGTTGATGACTCTGCTGATGCCAGCGGCTTCGGTCCCTGGGCGAAACTTGTCACCACTGATAGCCCCGTATTTACGGGCTTATTCCGCTTCACCGGCCAGACGCTCAAGATCGATGCGGCCGATGGCACCAACAACGGTCTTGAGATCGGCTCGACGGTTGGCGCTACTACACCTTTCATCGACATGCACAGCGGTGCAGCTGCAACCGATTATGACGTTCGCCTTATCGCGAGCGGTGGCAACGGGGCGGCAGGCGGTGGTCAGTTGAGAATCATCTCCGCCATCCTGGATCTGACTGCTGCGGGGACCGTCAACGTACCGACCGTAGCCGTAGGGGCCAACACCAAGGCTGCCGTCAACACCGAGCTGTTGCGCAAGGAATTCGCAGCAAGTGGCCTGGCAGGTGAGGCCATTAACGGCAACAGTGTGGATCTCAACACCGTCACCCCCGGCACGACCTTGCGGTGTGAGGGAACAGCCTCCAACGCGGCTACACTGAACTGGCCGGTCACTGGGGCCGCTGGTACCGCTCAAGTCGCCTTCACAGTAATGACCATGGGTCTGCCCGGCAACGGCGCGCGCATGACCCAGTTCGCCACTGAAGTCTTTGGCGCCGCAACCGCTCGCGCGCGTACCTGGTTTCGGGTCAAACACGATGGCACTTGGTACCCATGGGAAGAACTGCTCCAGATCGACAACGTGGTTGGCACTACCAACCAGGTAACCGTGACGTCGTCCAATGGACGCCTGGTGATCTCTGCTCCCCAAGATCTCCATAGCGCCGCAGTTCCAACCTTTGCCAACCTGATCTCAACCAACGCACCTACTCAAGACGCCCACGTTGTGAATAAGGGCTACCTAGAGTCTCTTTCGCCTAAGAACTCCGTTCGAGTGGCGACCGCGGGTGCTTTGGAAGCGGGTGCGGCAGGAAGCAGTACCATCACCGGGAAAGCTTCCTCGGTTTCAACCACCGGTACGGTTACGAGCGGGTCGAACGCAGTGACTGCGCTGTCCAACGACACTCTCGGGCTGAAAGTAGGCGCAACGGTGGCTGGTACTGGCATTCCTACGGGAACCACCGTAACGGCAATCAACACGCCCACCTCGATCACGTTGTCGGCAGCTGCCACCGCAAGCGGCGCTGGCGTAGCACTGACATTCACCCAAGCCATTGCAGCACTGGTAATCGACGGCGTGACCGTCGCTCTCAATGACCGCGTGCTGGTCAAGAACTACCCCAGTCAGGCACGTAACGGCATTTACACCCTCACCACCCTAGGTACGTCAGCCGTTGCCTGGGTCCTGACGCGGTCGTCGGACGCTGCTAACTGGAACGACCTGGTCGGCGCCTATACGGTGGTCGAGGAGGGTACAGTCAACAAAGACCGGATGTACCAATGCACCAGCAATCGTGGCGGGGCCATTGGCTCTACTGCAATCACCTGGCAGGAAATTCTGACTGACGCTTCTACCTCGGTGCTGCGGCCTGGTGACCACGGTATCGGCCTGTCCACTAGCCCGCTGTATGTATTCGCGGCAGCTGGCGACTGGGCCAAGCCTGCCGGATGGAGCGGTTTTGTAAACCTCACTGGTTCGGTCAATACGCCAGACGGCAAGTCCGGAAGCTACATCTACTACCAGATCCTCGGTCGACGCGACGCGGCTGGGGGTTATGCGGCTATCGCCGTTGAGCACGCCAGTCAAAACATCTGGTACGGCCAGTCTGCAACCGATACCGGAGCGCCGACCTGGTCGAAGCTGTGGCATAGCGGAAACTTCACCCCTTCTGCGGTAGCAAAGTCCAACAAGTTCTCCGATCTGGACGATCAGGTTGGGCATTGGCTCAAAGGCACCAGCGCCGCCGGCGGCTGGAAGTCCGTGCTGATGCAGAATCTGGATGCTACCGGCCACATCGCGCTGGAGTACGCCAACAGCACTGGCATCATCACCATGTCCATGCAGGGCGTGAATGACGGCAACGGTGGCTGGCGCCCCCGGTTCTATTACACCCCAAGTGGAGACAAGGCGGTCGATCGCCGTACCCAATGGCTGGGTGTGAACGACTCGAACGTCATCGAAGCTGCAGCGCCTATGCAGATCCGTACCGGCGGCTATCTCGCTGATGTTAGCGGCGCCGGCCTGGTGGTGAAGGGTGACGCAACGGACGGAACCCAAGGGATCACGGTCAATAACTTCGCACCCACACTCGCACTGGTCGACCGCTCCACCGGCGCTTACTCCACGCGCTGGAAAGCCGACAGCAGCGTTCTTTACCTGGAGTGGGATAACGCCGACCGCGGAGCGTCCTGGAACGCGTCGGTGGCGTCCATCACCCGGGCCGGGGAGTTTCGGTCTGTTTCCCCCAACAACTACCGGATCATCGCCGGCAGTTACGGTACGTTCTGGCGCAACGATGGCGCGGCGCTGTATCTCCTCATCACCGCATCGGGCGATCAGTACGGCAGCTGGAACAGTCTGCGCCCGTTCTCGGTAAACCTCTCCACCGGCAAGGTGGACATGAGCAATGGGCTAACCACCGTCACGCCTGCCCTGGATGACGTGAGCTTCAACGCTGCGAATACCCGCTTCGTGCAGAACCTGATGCAGTCGTTCGGTCTGGGCGCCACAGCTGTAAAGGTACTCGCCGATGCCGATAGCAAGGTCATCAAGCCGGGCTGGTATCAGACCACTGACACCACTACCGGCACGTTGCCCACCACCTACGGGGTGATGTTGGTATCGAGCTTGGCCAATGGCGGATCTACAAACACCTGGGCGAACCAGATGTTTTACGCCGCGACCGGCAAGGTGTACTACCGATCCAGCACCAACCTGGCCGCGTGGAGTGCATGGCGTGAGTTCACGTTCACTGATAGTCCGACCTTTACCGGCATGGCCACCTTCGGTGACGGCAGCGCCGGCGCCAAGCTCAAGATCGGCGACGATGCGACCCTGAATGACATCAACTCGTCTGGGACCTTTGCAGTTAAAGGCATTGGTGACCCCACCAAGGGCTACATCGCGTTCGGCAACCAAACTGCTGGCTTTGGGTGGAACGGCAGCAACCTTGTCTACGGAGCCAGCAAGATCTGGCACGAAGGCAACTTTGTTCCTGGCAACGTTGCGTCGATGAATCTGTATGCGCCCACCACCGGCAACGTTGCTGCTGGTGGTGCGGGGATCGTGAATGTCAAATCCGACGGCGTTACAGAGATTGGCCGGATTCTGGATTGGCACCTCAACGGTGATACGTCCAGCGACTACAAATGCCGGCTTGAATGCGGTTCTGACGGCAATCTTTACGTCAACACTGCAGGTTCGCCATCGGGTTTTATCTGGCACTCGGGGAACGTGAACGTCCCACGTGCTGGAGCGACTTCCGACACCAACGGCATGCATCTCCAGAGCAACCTGCCTGGGGCCATCGCAGCTATCAGTACATCTTCGGCAGGCGACAGAGCGCCTGCGTTGACGGTTTACACCGACAACCAATACGCCTCCTCAGTCATTGGTTTGTGGCGCTACAACTACGCGGTCTTCCTTGGCCTGGACACCGATAACCAGTTCAAGATCGGCGGTCGTTCGATGGGCTCGGTCGCCTATCCGATCTGGCACGACGGCATGGACACCACCACCCGCGTCAAGAACGCGATTGCCACTACCGGCGGTGGTGAAGTGGGCAGCTATGCCTTCCTCTGGTTCAACGGGAATGTAGACCCGGGCAACACCGTTGCTGGCAGCCAGCTGTACTGGGGCTCCTACAACGCCAAAGGCTTCGGCGGCCTGACAGGCACTTGGCGGTGCATGGGTTATGTCCGAGGCGACAACGCAACGCTATGGGTAAGGGTGAACTGATGGAAGAAACAACTGAGGTTAAGAGAGAGTCTTCGGCCAACGAATATATCGAGGCTGCAGAGAAGGCGGGGGAGCCTGATCCGTTCAGCGTGGTGAGCGCACATAGTCCACGCTGGGATCAACCAGAGCATCAGACGCTCACGCTGCAGGTGCTCTTCTACTGCAACCGGGAGACCTTAGGAGAGACGCCCTTTACGGCGTCTCCGGAAGATCCCTCCGCACACGGAAGGACAGTCTTCGCCGCAGCGGTTGCCGGCGAATACGGCCTGGTCCTTGAGCCCACTCGTGAGCAATTGCTGGCCTCCGCACGCATCAAGATCGCTAGGTTGCAGAGCGAAGCCAACGCGAAAATCGTAGAGCTCACCGATGAGACCAATACGCTCCAGGACGCGGTCGACTTGGAGATGGCCACTGACGAGGAAGCTGCACGCCTACCCGTGGCCAAAGCGTTGCTGACTGCCTGGAAGAAATACCGGGTGCTGCTCGGTCGGGTCGAAACCCAGGCGGGCTTCCCAGAAGTAGTGAACCTGCCCACCAGGCCTGAATGAGTCACTGACCCATTCATATCAGCGGGGTGAGTGCGCCCCGCGCTATAACTCAATGGTTAGTTAGGAGTAGCTATGGCAGCAATGCGAGACGATGTGAAAGTGGGAGACGGCTGGGTAAATGCTCACGTGCTGGCCTCCATCACCTTCGGGAAGGGCCTGATGATTCAGAACAAGGGCACCTATCCGATCCTGCTCTACGTCAACGACACCCAACCGGCCGCGGGCTCCACCAGCGGCTTTCGGTTAGCGCCAGGACAGGTTTGGTCAGTCGATGCCGGGGAACCGAGTGTCTGGCTGCGCGTTGAAGCTAAGGGCGCATGCCAGGTCTGTGTGCAGGAGCGTGGCTGATGGGCTTTGGACCTGTACTGGATTTTAGTAGCGCGAAGGCCACCAGCCACCAGCTTCCTAGTCAAGTAGCGTTGCTGGGGGATTCAAGGCCGTTCCTTTCACACTATGTGAGTGGCAAGAACTCCTTCACCAAGCTGTTCGGTCTAGCCCACTGGCTTCAAGCCTATTCCCAAGGAAGGATCACCTGCCCTCAGAGCCTGAATTTTGGCGTGGCAGGTGACACGACCGCGCAGATCCTCTTCCGCCTGGAGACCGCAGTGGCTGGCATTGTTGCCGCCAAGGCGAGGATGGTCTTCCTGGTCTGTGGCACGAACGACATCAGCTCGGGATTTACCCCTGGGCGAACCCGGCAGAACATCAAGCGCATCATCCGCCGGCTCCATGCCGAAGGCCTGGTCGTCATCGTTATCTCAGAGTCGCCACGCGGTGGCACTACCTACGCGCTGTCCGCTGAGGGTAACCAAAGGCTGGTCGAGCTACACAGGTGGTATGAGTCAGAAATGCCGAAACTGGGCGTCCCGGTCGCCAACGTTTGGGACGAGATGGTAGATCCGGCAACGGGTTACTCACCGCGGCCAGGCGTGACCAATGACGAACTGCATCAGAATCCGACCGGGGCAGAGATCTACGGACGAAAGATGTGGCGCGCTGCCGAGCCCTATTTCCCTATGGACGGCTTGCTGGTCGAAGACGATCTCGTTTACCACGCAACGAACAACGTAGGCGGGTCGCTCATCACCAACTCGCTGTTCAAAGCAAAGCAAGGCCAGATAGACGCCAGCGCCTTGGCTACTGCCGGAAGCGTGGTACCTACCGGGTTCAGCTTGTCAGGCGAGACTTGGGCCGGTCTTAAGGTCACATCATCGCTCGTATCAAACGACGAATATGGCAATAAGCTGGTGCTGCGGATTACCGGAACCGCAACACAAGCCGGGACGCTTGCTTTGGCTCAGGCTATTGATGTGAGTGCGCTGGCGGTTTCTGACAAGGTGCGTTCGACTTGTCTGGTAGAGACCGAAGGAAAGGGCATGGCAACGGTGCTGCTGGATCATCTGGTGATCTCTGGAAGCTGGAACTCGCAAGCAGATGGCGATCCGCAGGACACAGCGAACCCATATCCTTCTCAGAAGCTAGGCCCCATTTCCCGGCAGACGCCCGACTTGGTATTTGCCTCGGACATCACCGGCCTGCAGGTAAGGCTCCAAGTCCGGGTGTACCCGGGCCCTGTGGATGCGAACGTAGCCGTTAGTCGGCTGGGCACATTCAAAGTGGCATAAAGGTAAGAGAGGAGGGGGTTAAAGACCCTCTCCTATACTAACTAAATGGTTAGTTAGGTATAATACATGGCATCTTCTTTTCGAGATGCGACCGTCATGGCCCTTCTGCTCGCGCCCTTTCATTGCGGCAACTCCCTTCAGGAGATGCCTGAGTGTCGATAACCGCTGACATCACCATAGAGGGCGCAAGAGCAGCGCCTCCGGTAGCCGTATCTGGCCTACTCATGTTCGGCATCCCCGTCGAGCAGTGGATCACGGCCATGACCTTTATCTACCTGCTGCTTGCCATTGGCCTTTTGATCCCGAAATACAGCAAATTAGCCAGAGAATGGCTGGCCGCTCGTAGAACCGGGCGCAAGGGTTCAGACGATGAGCCTAAAGCCTAAGATAGCCGCGGCCACCGCAGCCGCTGTCATCGCACTCTCCGCAACCTTCATCCAGCCCTTCGAAGGCACTGCCCTGGTGCCATACCGCGATACCGTCAATGTCTGGACGGTGTGCACCGGTCACACGGGCAAAGACGTTATCCGGAACAAGACCTACTCGAAGGAAGAGTGCGACAGGCTCTTCCGTTCTGACCTGGGCGTAGCGCTGGACGGTGTTAACCGACGGCTTATCGTTGACGTTCCGGACACCACACGCGCTGCCTTCACTTCCTTCGTTTTCAACGTCGGCGAAACCAAATTCGCCGGGTCTACCATGCTCAAGTTGGCCAACAAGGGCGATTTGGTAGGGGCATGCCAACAACTGACCGCCTGGCGATTTGCTGGAGGCCTCGATTGTAGCGTTCGCGCTAACGGCTGCTACGGCATCTGGCTTCGTCGACAGGCTGAGAAATCCCTATGCCTAACCGACTTGCAGTAGAGCTGGCTGGGATCGTCTTCGCCCTGATGCTGGCGCTGTTCGGCCTATGGCGGTACCAGGCGGTTAAGACCGACCTATCCACTACACAGCAGCAGCTCACCGAACTCCAAGAATCCCAGCGTCAAAGCCAGGTCGTCATCGCCTACCAGGAATTCGCTATTCAGCAGTACCGCGCCTATAGCGAAGACCTGGCGGCAGCCAACCAACGAGCTGCCGAACGTGCAGCCCGCGCCATTAAGCAATTCGAGACTCAGCGCCGTGAAGATCCTGTCGTGCGTGACTGGGCTGGCCAGCCTATTCCTTCTGGGCTGCTCAAGTCAGAGCGTCGTTGAAACCAAATACCTGACCCTTAAGCCGCCACCGCTGGTGTCCTGTAAGCGGTGGACGATCGAGGAGTTCGGCGCGGTCGATAACGGCGGCCTATGGGCTTACAAGATTCAGCTCGAACAATCCCTGGATGAATGCGCCAATCAGGTCGATGCACAAATCGACTGGCAGGCGAAGACCTTCTCACCATCACAGCAGTAAGGGTAAGCGTATGACACGACACAATGCTCAAGCTAAGCGTGAAGCTCGAAAGGAGCGCCGTAACGCTCGCCGCAACCCCGAGTCTGTAACCGCTGAGCGCTCGTTTGAAGCGAAAATCGAGCATGAGATGAACCGAGTCATCTTCGGGCCGCTGGAAGCGCGTAACGAAGCTCAGGGGCAGCTTATCGCGACGATTCAGAGCAAACGCATCACTTTCGTGACGGGCCCAGCCGGTACGGGCAAGACATTCGTCTCCACTTCTTTGGCCTGCGAGCTGCTGCAAGCCGGAGAGATTGAGCGAATTGTGATCGCGCGGCCGATGGTGGGCTGTGATGAGGAGATGGGCTTCCTACCAGGTGAGGAGTTCGAGAAGTACGCGCCTTGGCTGGCCCCGTTCCTGGACGTCTTGGAGGGCAAGCTTGGCAAAAAGAAGGTCGAGACCTATCTCAAATTCGGAAAGATCGTGGCCCGACCTCTGATGATGATGCGTGGCGCGACCTTCCGTAATGCATTCGTGATCCTGGACGAAGCGCAGAACACTACCCCCGGGCAGATGAAGATGTTCCTGACTCGGCTAGGCAGCGGCGCCAAAGTCGTCGTAGACGGCGACCTCGAGCAGAGTGACCTGCCACCAGGCAAGCCCTCGGGTCTCGCTGACGCGCTAGCCAAGCTGCAGTGTTCTGGTGTCATAGGCCGGGTCGACTTTGACGAGGAGGACATTGAGCGTGATCCGCTGGTCCGCCAGATCGTGAAGGCTTACCGCAAAGCCGCGTGATCGTGTGTTTTAGGCGCCGCGCCCTGTAGTTAATTACTGCTTTCTAGTCTTATGAGTTAGTAAATACATACAGGGCGTGGCTTTGGGTTTTCAGGCAGTCCGGAGCGTCTGCTTGCTGGAAGGGAAGGGTTGCAATATCATCGCATCAGTAACTAACTGATTAGTAACCATGATAGATGCAACCACCGGCTCCGAGCTCACCATCCAGGATTTGGAAGCCATTACCCTGTCCTTCGTGGCGCTCAACCTGCTGGCTGAGGAAGCCCAGCTCTATCAGACGAAGCATTTCGACTACCGACCGCTACACCCGGCAGAAGCCACCCAGCGCTACACCCTCGCCTATATGGCCGCCTACAAGCGGGCCGTCTCCCGACGCACTGACCTGTACATGGGGTTGCATATGCGTCCGTTGAAGAAGCATCAGTTCTGGGAGCTCACCCCTGCAGAGATCACCTCGCTGTGGAAGGGCCGCCAGATGGCCGATCGGATCGGCTGCGATTACGACTTCTACTGCGAGCATGTCATGCAGTTCGCGGATAAAGCCCGGTTCGCCAGGCTGCCGCGGCCCCAGGGCTGCTATTCGGAAGCTGTGAAGATCGATGGGTATCCATCCATGGTCGAGTACATTGCCTTGACCTGGTACGAGCGTACCCAGACCTCAACGATCTACCCTACCCACGACGCATTCCAAACGGAGCGCTACGTAGGGGGCCACGAGCAGAACGTGTACCTCAACTACCTCATCCAACGGATACGATCGTCGAATCTACCAGAAGGCACGCTCGCGTCTGCTCTGGAGAAAGGTCTTATCAACGCTGAGATCCTCGAGCAAGCCATGCCGTCGAGCGGGGCCCGCTTAATCACCAGAGCAAGAAAGCTGCTCGACTGATTCACTAATCAGTTAGTTAGTATATACTGCGCGTCAATCGAAACATTTCGCGTAGGAACTCCATGAACACGCATCGTGAAACCCTTTCTCTAACCGCCCGGCGAGTCCAAGCCGTGACCGCTGACTCCAGTGACACCCGCCTTGAGGCGCCAGCTCGCAAGGAGCTGGATCGCGACAATGGCCACGAGATCATTCTGCGGACCATGATCAGCAAGCGTCAGCGCATTCTGTTGACCTTCAAAGACAACACTTGCGTCAAAGGCCGCATCTCGCAGTTCGATCGCTGGACCATCACCGTCTGGCTGGATGAAGAACACAGCAAGCCTGAGACCTTCTTCAAGCACGACATCCGCTCGTTCACCACCGCGGAGTGACGCTGTCATGAGCGAGCAGGCCCAAGACCACGAATTTCACGCTAGGGATTCCCTGTCGAACGAGATCGCTCGACAGATGGGAATGATGCCCACCGAGTCAGTCGAAGACGAGGACGATCAAATCGAGTCGGTAATGCAGATGGCCACCCGGATGAATACCCCGGTGCCTAAGCGCAAGTCTGACGAGAAGCCCTTCGAGTTTGATCCCGAATTTCAGACCAAAGTCGCGGCGCTGTTCGTCCGCGATGAAACATTCTGCAGACGCGTCGATGGACTGCTCAAGCCTGAGTATTTCGAAAGCCGTGCTGAGGCCGCCCTGGTGCACATCGCGGCCATGTATCACGGGCGCTATCGCCGCCTGCCTGACGTGTCGGACTGGAAAGAGCTACTCAAGGACGCCCGCAGCGAGAAGGTCCTGCGTGACGACGATATGCCTGATGTCGTTGCAGCCCTGAAAACCATCTGCAAGGTGCCTTTATCTGGACGTGAATACGCCGTAGACAAGGTAGCTACCTTCGCCAAGAACCAAGCTGTCAGCTTGGCGATGGTGGAGTCGATCATGCTGGTTCAATCCGGCCAGATCGAGAAAGCCGAAGCGATGATGAAGAAAGCCTTCTCGACAGGGGCCAAGTCGGCAGTCGAAGCCAGCTCCTACTGGAACTCGATTGAAGAACGTACCCAGTACCGTCGAGACATCGAGGCTGGGCTGATCAAGCCTAACGGCGTCACGACCGGCATACCCAAGCTGGACAAGATCCTCTATCACCAGGGCTGGGGTCGCAAAGAGCTGTCGGTAATCATGGGCGGAGCCAAAAAAGGTAAGTCGACAGGCTTGCTGAGCTTCGCCGTCAACGCATCCAAGGCCGGTAAGAACGTCTTCTACGCCACCCTTGAGGTCTCTCGTCAGATCATCATGGACCGTATGGACGCCAACGTGTCGGGCGTCGACATGGCGGAGCTGTCCACCCGCAACAACGAGGTCAGTCGGAACGTAAAGGACCAGGCGGCTATTCGTCGTCCTGGAGTTCTTGAGGTAGCCGAGTGGGCTTCCGGCACGCTGACCTGTACCGAGCTGAAAAGAGCGCTTGAGTTCTACAAGGCCCAGAACATCACCTTCGACCTGATCGTTGTCGACTACGCCGACATCATGGCGCCCGAAATCAAAACGGGTAACGACATCAACGATTCAAAGCAGGTCTGGTTGGGGCTGCGGGCGATCGCGCATGAAGAGAACGCTGCGCTGCTTACGGCCACTCAGACCAACCGCGACGGCTTCAAAGCCGACGTTGCCAAAGCTGAACACGCAGCTGAGGACTTCAACAAAATCCGCATCGCCGACCTGGTGCTTTCAATCAACCGTACTGACGACGAGAAGGCCAAAGGCGAGGCACGACTGTTCTTCGCGGCCAGCCGTAACCAGGCCGGCGAGTTCACGCTCAAGATCAGCCAGGAGCTCGGAAAGATGCGCTTCATGACAGGCATACTGGACATCACCTAATGCTGCAGACCATCCAGGTAGTAACCGGCGCGTTCCTGTTCTCAGGCGGATTCGCCATCATGTTCGCACTCTTCGGCAAGCAGCCTCGACCGGCCCAATCGTGGACGGGGCTAGTCATGGTCGCGATCGGAGCGGCGCTACTGAATCTCAAGTAACCCATCGTTGCACGCCCGCATTAGTAACTATATCGTTAGTTATTAATGCGTAACATCAATCAGGAAATGACAATGAAAAATCTCTCCGCGCCCTGCAAAGAATGCGCGTTTCGTCGCGACAGCGAGCCCGGATACCTGGGTGGCAGCCCTGTAGAGACGTTTGTAGGGCAGGTGTTCGGGCCATTCGTAATTCCATGCCATTGCGCTTGCGATTTCGAGGACCCCTCTTGGAAAGACAAGGTCTTTGAAACTCCACAATGCGCCGGTACTGCGATCTTTCGCGCCAACCTTGATTTGGATAGAACACTGCCACCGCAGCTGCACCAGCTTCCTTCCGATCACAAGCTGGTTTTCACCAATCCCGCGGAGTTCATGGCGCATCACAAAGGGATCGGTGTCGCTGAGGCTGAGCAGATCCTGAAAACCCCTGGTAGCACCATCGTCGATCTTCGTGACGCCCAGCTATCGCGAGCTGATAACCGCTACAAGGGGGTCGGCCAATGAAAGCGTTCACCATCTTGTGTCGTGATCTCAACGATGACCCGAACTCAACCACCTGGGTTGGCCACGTCGAAGCGACAGACGCCATAGGAGCCGCTCGTGTCGGTCGCAGTCAATGCGCTGCTGACTGGGGGTATGAGGAGCAAGCCGTATCGGTCATAGCCGTTCTACACGGCCAAGTAAGCGTTGCGCTCTGGGAAGACGGCGGCCTGGAGCTTGACCAAGGCCTGAAAGCTGGAGAGAATCCAGATAGCTGTATGGATATACAGCTAACGGCGCATGGTGTTCAGGACAGTCCCAAATTGGGATAGCTGCAAGGCCTCCAGCACTTCGCATAATCTTCGTTATGTTAAATGATAACCATTCGCTCTGAGGTTAACACCATGCCTACCGGCTACGCAGCCCCTATCAGTGACGGAATCACCTTCGCCGAGTACGCCATGACGTGCGCGCGCGCTTTTGGGGCTAACGTCTCGATGCGTGACGATCCGTCCGGCACCCCGATCCTGGAGTACAACGTTGCCCCCTACTATCAGGAACGTGTCGAAGAGGCCGAACGTGCACTTGCTCAACTCAAGGCACTGACGCCACTCCAACGTGTCGACGCCGCGAACGATGATCACCAGAAGCACCTCAAGCTTCTGATAGATCAACATGAGCGACGCTCACAGCTACAGTCCAGATACGAGGCGATGCTGGATCAGGTAAACGCCTGGATTCCGCCAACGCCTGACCACGAAGAGCTCAAGCGCTTCATGGCAGAACAGATCGAACAGAGCCTTCGTTTCGACTGTGATGCATCTAGATGCCCAGAACTTGAAACCACACAGGTGGACGTTACTACTTGGTACCGCGAAGCCGTCGAAAGGGCCGAACAATCGCTTACATACCGGAGACGCAGCCTCGAAAGTGAAACTAACCGTGTCGCTAGAGCCAACGACTGGAACCGAAAGCTTCGTGAAAGTTTGCTGAGCGCTTGATTCATGGCGGCGTCCGGAAACTTTTCAGAGTTGGATGACCTGCTTGATCTAGTCGAGATGGAAGATTTCCTTTTGTTCGAGGGGATTGACTACCAAGTCACCCGAGGCCGTTCGGGTACACAGTTAAATCTTCGCGAATGTCCGCGATGTGGAGGGCGCGACTGGAAGGTCTACCTCAATGCCGAAACAGGATTAGGTAGTTGTTTTCATGGCGCCTGTACTGATAACCCAGGCTTCAACAAGTACAGCTTCATCAGCCATCTCAACGGGCGCCGTTTTAAGGACACGATAGAGAGCTTGAAGCGCTATGCACGGACCGTGGGCTGGCGACCGAAGCGCCCGCAGAGCCGACCGGCGGCAGAGGTTTCTACGGATGTCACGCTTCCTGAAAGCCTTCCGCTTCCCATCAATGGGCGAACGCTTCGCTACCTGTCGGATCGAGGCTTCGGTCCAGAAATGGCAGCCTATTTCGGGTGGCGCCTGTGTCAGGACGGATTTTTCTCGTATGAGCTAGACGGTCAGGCCAAACGCCAGGACTACTCCAAGCGGGTGATCATTCCGGTGCACAGCATTGACGGGACTCTGGTCACCTTCCAAGGACGCTCGATCGAGGCGAACCCAAACCGAAAGTACCTGTTTCCGCCTGGACTCGCTGGTGCCGGTCGGTACCTGTACAACGCTCACAACGCGATCGGCTGTAGGGAGGTGGTCATGGGCGAAGGAGCCTTCGACGTGGCAGCCATCAAAAAAGCTTTCGACGAAGATCCTACGTTTGGAGGCATCGGAGCGATTGGTAGCTTCGGAAAGTCGCTATCGATGGCGGAGTCTGGCAGTGAGAATGACCAGCTCTCAGACCTAAAGGCCCTGCGCGACGGTGGTCTGCAGGAGCTCACGATGATGTGGGACGGTGAGGAAAGCACGGTGAAGGCAATGGTAAAGGTCGGAATGGAGATCCGTAGGTATGGGATGAAGGTACGGGTCGCGCTGTTGCCCAAGGACCGAGACCCCAACGAAGTAGACCCTGCCGTCGTTCGCTCCGCATTCCTTCAGGCTACCGAACTCAACCCATTGAATGCCGCGCTAATTCTGTCAAAATGCGCTAAATATTAATAACTAAACGGTTAGTTATGTCAATCACACCATTACGCCCTGACCCCGCAAAATCCCATGCGTCGAAGACTGTTCCGTGGCGCTACGAGTCTGTTGGAGGAGTCCTCCAGACGGAGAATGCGCTTCATCAAATCGTCCTGGATGCTCATCTATCGCCTGACAAAGCGGTGTATGAATGCAGCTTCATCTCTTGCAGCCATCACGAAGGCAAGAGCTGGGACTCGATGTTCATACCGCTCACCAGCACCGGCCACCTGGGTATGAGCATTACCTGGTGGCGTCGCTCTGCAGGCGCCGCAGGAACGCTGCTGATCAAGTCAGTGACTGAGGCTGAATGGTACAGCGTCGTGAAGACGAAGGCGGTAGACAAGGGCTACGACGTCAATAGCTTCATTGGCCGGGAGCAGCCACTGAGCTCTAGGCACAGCTTTGTCCGGGACCTTCATGCGCCCGAGTCTCGTTGCCCCTCCCTGCCCTGCGCAGCGCTGCTGGAGTCCCAGACGCAAGCGATGGCTCAACATGCTGTGGGGGCCAACCTTGGGACATTCTGCAACCTCGTCCCGGTTCACGCAGTGCTGCAGAAAATCAGCACTCTAGGTCACCCAATCGCCGCGCGTCTTGAAAGCCTACTTAAGCAGACGAACGTCCAGCTCTACAGCGGCCTTATCAACGGCTTTATTTCCAAGCTCGACAGCCTTCTCACCAGCGCGGGCTCCAGCTCGACCTCTTCTCGTACAGAGCCCGAGACGATCGTGCAGCCGCCAACCAGAGCTGAGACATACGGTGCACGCTGGGGGGCCTTCGGCTGACATTCAAAGCCCAGCACACGCCACAACTGCGTGCTCACAATTCACTAACAACTTAGTTATCTGCTAAAGGATTCATTATGACGACCACCGAAGCTCAAATCGAAGACATTGAGGTCTGGCCGGCTAGCAAATCTATGGCCGGTACCAACGCCTACTACCATTTCTGCGAGAACGAGCATGCGTACCGTGGCTATGCCGTCTGCCTTCACACCATCAAAGCTGCTGAGGAAAGCCGCTTGCGTCAAGGCGACTTCGTTGGATGCCAGCGCGCTATCAGTGGTGGCTATTGCGCTGCGGCAAAGATGCGGGAGGAAGAGCGCGATGCTGACCAAGCTCTCTTCTATATAGCTCGCACCAACCGCAACCCTGCCAACGTCCGCAGCGAGAAAGAGGCACAAGAGAGCGCCCTGCAGGTTCGCTCCTCTGGCCGGTATGACATGAGCGATCCGAGTTACGCCCGGGGCTGGGCTATGGCCGGCGAAAAGGTCGGCAAGCCAAATGATTCGCAGCAGCCCGCCAAACCTGTGGCATCGCCTAAACCTACGAAGGGCCGCTCCCCCTCGAAGAAGTCCGCTTCCTTTATAGAGGAAGGATATGCGGACGTTGTCAACGCGATCCAGAGTGAGGCTAGGCCCGCATCGCCGTCCTCACCCGCGAAAGAAATCCCAGCCTCGCCCACCTCCTCGCTCAAGCCCCTGCCAGGTGAAACCCCGGTTGAGTTCGCTCGCCGGCGTGCCGCGTTACTCAAGAGCCACTGATCATGATGACCTCCAAAGACATCTTCCTCGCGATCGAGGAAATCGCAGCCGTCAGCGGCAAGGCCAAGCTTCCCCTCCTGGTTAAGGCACTTGAGTGCGATTGCTTCGGCAAGGTAATGGACTACTGCTACAACCCCTTTACGACCTTTGGGATCAAGAAGCTTCCGGATATTGCACCTGGCGATGCCGTATTCGATCTCACCACCTGGTCGCTGCTAGACAAGCTTGCCGCGCGGGAGGTGACAGGTAACCGCGCGAGGGAGCTGGTAGCGCTACAGCTTGGGTATCTTTGCGAGTCTTCCAGTCAGCTGTTCCGGCGCATCATCCTTAAAGACATGCGCGCAGGCTTCACAGCTAATAGCGTTAACAAGGCCAAGCCAGGCCACCTGCCCACGTTTGACGTCATGCTGGCTCATAAGTACGAGCCCAAACGAATAGCGGGCAAAAAGGTGCGGGTCGAGACCAAGTTCGACGGTGTGCGCTGCTTTGCTGTCCTCCGACCGAACGAACCTGCTCGATTTTTCAGCCGCACCGGGAAGGAATTCTCTGGGTTCGAGCATCTGGCCGACCAGTTGGGCGCCATGATCCTTCGTAGCGTGACGCTTAAGGCCGTTTGGGAGCGCTTTGGGATCATCCTCGACGGGGAGCTGATGGCTGCAGACGGCAAATTCAACTCCATCACCGGGGATGTGCATGCGACCAAGCGTGAGAAATCCGGCCTCGCGAACTTCTTCTTGTTTGAGATTCTGCCGTTCGATGTCTTGAGTAAAGGCATCGACCCTACCCCTTATGAGAAGCGTCGATTGCGTCTGGAGGGCTTCTACAAGCTTCGCCTCGAATCTGAAGCCAACATCGTACTGGCTCCTTCTTACGCAGCAGATACAGATGCGGACATCCGCAAGCTGTTCGAAGAGGAGCTCGAGCGTGGCGGTGAAGGTGTGATCGTTAAGCCGCTTGATCATCCCTACGAGTGCAAGCGTAGTTTTGGCTGGCTAAAGGTAAAGGACGAGAACTCTGTTGACCTCATGGTTACCGGCGTTTTCGAAGGTGAAGGTAAGTACGTTGGTAAGCTCGGCGGGTTGATCTGTGATCACAACGGTATTGAGATTCGCGTTGGTGGCGGCTTCACAGATAAGCAGCGCGAAGAGCTTTTCAACCTCGATCTGGTCCGTAATCGACTCATTGAGGTTGAGTATCACGAGGAGACTCAAGACGGCAGCTTGCGGCATCCTCGCTTCGTCCGCTTTCGAGACGATAAGCCATTCGAAGATGGAGCTGGCGTATGAGTGAAGCTACCGCCCTTTCAGCTGGTACGTCACTTACATATGGCGTGATCAACGCGGCCAGCTACAGGAAAGCTACTTCATTGCCCCGCTGGCATTGGATTTGGACGATGCTAACGGTTTGCATCAGCTGCTCCAGGATCTCACCCAAGAGAAAGGTTGCCCGGTGTTGATCCGGAGCTGGAAGCGTTTGAAAGGTACGTTGAGCCTTATCTAGCCACCTTGCTTGCCAAATAAAGGGTCATGCTACGCTCGCTGCATTCGTGGAGAGCTGTCATGACCCGTTTTGCTTCTATCGGCACCATTCAATCCCTGATCCAAGACACGGCTGTTGCCGACCTACCGGCGTTCATGCGCGACGTCGAACACCTCTCCCCTCTCGCAGTCCTTGTGCTCACCAAGCAAATTGAGATGGCTATGGGCGTCAAGCCTGGACGCGCATTGGTCAAAGCCATCCTTGCTGAGTTAGCTGCGTCGCAGTCTGCTGGTCTGATTACTGACTGCCCTGCTACACGTTTTAAACCCAAGCCGCCGGTACTCACCGTTGGTGAATTCAGGATGATCATGTCCCGCTTCGACCTGATGGAGCGCAAGCTCATCGTCTTCGCCCTAGGCACCCGCATGTCCGTGGTCGAAGCTGCTGCCCTTAAGCGTGCTGAGGCGAAGCGGCTAGCGAATATCCGTTCCTGGTCTTCTGTGATTCGTCAGCTGCTACGTTCCCTTCCGGCCAACCTTGGGTGTCCATTTCTGTTCTGGAAGGTCAACGCCAGCGGCCAGGCAACACACATGCTGGATTTCGAATCCAAGTTTAAGATCACGACGAAGGCCAGCTGGGCCGTCTTTGCCGCATTGTGTGAAAACATCGTGTTAGTCGATTCCTATGCCGATGGTGACGAGTTTCGGCAAGAGTTCGCCTTGAGCGCGCTCCAACAAAATTAGCGATAGCCATCAAACAACAAAACGGGGCGCGGTCCAGCGTCCCTCTCTGATCAACTTGAGCGCAATGTTCAACGCTTTGGTCAGGGTGAATTTCTTCAAGCTCCCCTTTTCGATCGACACGGCGATCTCGTCTGCGTACCGCCAAGGGTCACCTCGAAAGATATTCCGCTCCTTGATCTGCCGGTACACCCAGAACCGGAGTCCCCCTTCCTCGCTTTCCGCGGTACCTGTTCTTTTGTTGTTTTGCTCCTTCGGAGTGATTTCTTGGTGGGCAAATTTGCCTACCCCCGAACTGCAAGGCTGCCCACCCTCCCCTTCAAGCCCATTTTTAAGGCCAATTTCATTTTTCGGCCGACTTTCTGTGCGCTCGTATAAAGCGCGTTCTCGCTGAAGACGTACATCCGATCGTGTTTGCTCGGATCGTTCGTTAGACGTGAGCTGAGAGCGTTCCCGGGCACGGTCGATCATTTGCTCAAGCTTCGATTTGATCGATTGGGGTCGCGCGAGGCCGCTGTTTCCAGTTGACGTCACGTCAACCAGTGATGGACTTTTCGAACCAACGTCAACGGTATGAGAACCAACGTCAACCGAATTTGGGTTTTCACTGACTTGGTTGACGTTGTGCTGATTTTCATCTGGCGATTTCCGGCTCTTAGCTTCAACGTCGACAGACTGTTTGCGCTTCCTGTCTGGAGTCCCATTTAGCAGCTGCGCGACGACGTGCTTTGGCGCACTCACCTGGAACATCGACGGAAGTTGACGCCCGGAATTATCGAACCTCTCCGCGACCATCAAATATCCCTGCTCACGAAGTTGGCTGACGTGCCGTCGAATTGTGTCGACGGACTTTCCCAAACGTTGTGCAAGAAACCCAGCAGTCAACAGTCGCTGACGTCCTGTCTCCAGAGCGCATAGCTCCCAGAGTGCAAACCAAAGATTCTTCGACCCGTCGCTAAGCGTTGACGTAGCGTTGACGTGCCTCATAAGTCCCGCTGGGATGATGCGGTACTCCTTTGTCTCTTCTAACCGGTCAATACACGTTGACGTTGCAACTGCCATCACTTTTCTCCAGGCATAAAAAAACCCGCCTGTTGGCGGGTTTGGGGGTGGGGCTGAATTAGCCTTGGCTGTCCGGGGCTGGACGCCAGTGTTCGTCGACCTGGTGGGTCACCTCGTCGACGCTCAGACGTGGTGTCTGAAAAGTTGTAGGGCCTACAACTTTCTTGATTGATAATCATTCTCATTTAAGATGCTCTGCTAGCAGCTCGACCAGCTCTTTCTCAGTAGCTTTGCGCAACGCTTCCTTGGAGAAGGTGATCTGCAGGACGCCACGGCCAGTACGACGCGTGGAAAAGAGCTTCTCGCCCTTGGAATCCTTGATGATCTGGCTATCAGAGGTAGGAGGCGCGTTTCGTGCCTTCTCAATGGCCTTGCCGAGAGTCTTCTCGCCCAGCTCACCAGAGCGAATCTTATCAGCGAGCTGGATTAGGTGAGGGCGGCTTTCCTGGTCATCAGCAAGATTGAGGATCTGCTTAACCGTATGAATGCCGACGCGGGAGAAAGAGCCGACTGCTTTGGCAATGTCTTCCGGGACCTTGGTGTAGATCATGATGTTCGACAGGGCGCCCTTGGTGATGCCAAGGTAGGACGCGAGAGCCGTCTGAGTAGAGAACAGACCGCGGTCCAGGGCGCGCTGATACGACATAGCCCGAGCCCAAGTGGAGATGTCCTGACGGTGGTCGTTTTCGACCACCATCTCTTGGAAGGCTTCCTGGTCCGAGAGCTTGCGAACGAAGGCTTTGACCTTGCGACCCAGCTCACGACAGATCGTCCACCGGCGCCGGCCATAAATAAGCTCGTAGCGACCACCCTTTTTGGGACGGACCAGGATAGGAATACGCTGACCCTGCTGAGAGATGCTGAGAGTCATCTCACTGAGGTCACCAAACTCCTCTGCAGGCCGGTCAACGAGATCCCACTCATCAATCAGATCGGGATCGATCTCCATGACGGTGTTCTCGTCGGCCTCGGCCTTGCGAGGCGCTGGTTTCTTGTCTTCGACAGGAACAAGCTTGGCCCGCACCAAGGGGTCTTCGCTCAGCGGTGCCGGAGCGTCTGTCAGTGATGGGGCAGGGGAGGGGGCCTCAGCCTCCTCTTCGTCAGCAAACATCCGGTCAAGCTTTGCTCGACCCGGTAGCTGGAAAGCGGCAGCTCCAGACTGAGATTCCTGCACCTCATGAAGCTGACGGGCATACATGCCCATCACGCCAGGTGCATCTTTCAGTCGAGCCTTCCTTCTTTCCTCATCCATTTGCAGCCTCCGCAGCCTGGCGTTCCCAGAGTGTTTTGAGGTCATTCAGGATTTCGTTGTTGACCGAATCCAAGATGTCGATGGCGCGCATGTAGGAGCGGCGGTTGTTCTTCGTCGCGACCTGGTCATAGACGGTCGACATCTCAGCGTTGGCTTTCTCGATCTCAGTGGTCAGGTGCATGACGTTGGTCAGTACATAGTCGCCATAGAGATGCCGGATACGGCTTTCAACGGTCATGGCACCCTTACTGCCGGAGCCAGGGTGTTTAGTAATGAGCAGGCGCAGGTACTCGATACGCTTGTCATAGGCCGTGAAGAGGTTCGCCAGCGAGGAACACAGCATGACGAAGGACGCATGGTCATAGCTGCTCGGCGGGATAGGCACGATCAGCGCATCACATGCGGCCATGGCGTTCACGGAGACCGAAGCCATGTTGGGGCCGCAGTCCAGCAAGATCAGGTCGAAGTGGTCTCGCACCAGGTCCAGGGCATTCTTAAGGCGCAGAGGAGGCAGGCCCAGGTTGGCGATCGACTCACGCGTCACACGCGGAAGCTCAACATCGAGCTCCTGTAAGTGAAGGTTGGCCGGAATCAAGTGGATGCCAGGAAAGTAGGAGCTGACGATCCTACGCTTGATTGCCTTGGGGTCTTCGAGCAGGGCCGAGTTGATGATGTCATCCCGATTCAGTTCGAGATCGGGAATGAACGGGCCCAGGTTGAAGGTGGAGGACGCTTGGGGGTCAAGGTCAACAACCAAGACACGGAGTCCTTCGATTGCTGCCTTCTGGGCTAGGTGTACGGTCGTGGTGGTCTTGGCCACTCCGCCTTTGAAATTGCTAATGGCCATAACCATGGCCTTTGAGCCGGCAGGACGACGATAGCGCGTCTTGAAGAAGTCGCGCATCTCATTGATCTGGTCGAGGGTGAACACCCACTTACCAGTATCGGCGTCCTTGAAGTGGCCGAAATGAGCGCTGATGGTGTTGCGGCTCACGTTGGTGAGGGCAGCAGCCTCGACGATGCCCCAGGTCCGGGCCGTCTTACGTTCTTCTGGCTTGGTGATGTTGTAACGCAGCAGGGACAGCTCGCGGTTGCCCTCGACAGAGAACTTGTCGAACAGGTCCGCAACGCTTTCAGTACCATAGACCACGGGCTGGAGGAACTGGTCTGAAACCATGTTGATCATGGCAATCCCTTGAACATGTTGATTTTGATTGACTAGGTCCGGGCGATAAAAACCGTTCTGAACCTGAAAACCTGCATTTAAGCGGCTATGACGTTCAAATGCAAGGAAAGCGGTCGACAAAAAAGCCCGCTTTTGGCGGGCTTTTGGTGAAGCGGGCTATTACTCAGCGTTTGCACGCGCAGCGAGCAGCTCGACAACGTCGTCGCCCTCGGTGATTTTCACTAGATGAGTCTTCACAAAGCGCTTTAGCTCAAGCTTGTTCTGGTCGTCTAGGTCGAGCTTGGCACTGAGCCGAGTCGCTTGAATGCGCTTGCTTTCATCAGCAGCGCTGGAGGACTGCTCGTCTTGTGCCTTGGCGATCGACTCAGCCATGGCATCGTTAAAGACCGCGACGACCTCTTCAGCATCTTCGAACATGGGCATCTGCACGACCTGGGTCAGCGCTTGGGCGAACTCGGGCATGTATTCGCGCAGCACAGCACGAACGAGGCGGTCTGGAGCGTAACCGCAGGCTTTAGCCAATGCGCCGACCTTGTCGATGGGCATCCGGGTCCGGCCCTGCTTGATCATGGTCAGTACGTTGGAGCCCTTAAAGCCGATCTCCAGGGCGATTTCCTCCTGGGTCTTGTTGCGCTTGTTGTTGTCCACCATTTCGCGGACGACGTTTGCGGTTGCGCTCTTGACTACTACACGGGCTTGACGGGTCATGGTGATGGTCCTGAAAACTGATCGGATCTTAGGTTTCGATTCTTGTACCGCACCCCATCTGGGGGCGGGCTCCTTGCGGGAGCGTTGTGCGCATCGTAGGCCGTTGCTAACTAACTGCGTAGTTAAAGTATAGAAATGGCTCTAACTAATCAATTAGTGATTCGGGCCCAACCCCATAGCTTTCGTGCATCGTAGCTCGATTTTGTGACGCGTTAGCGCATCTGGAGCTGGCTGGCAAGGCCGGTGAGATCACCAAACCGTCGCAGGTCAAGACATTGACGTAAAAAAAGTGTGGGCTATGATGCGCCAGCAGAGTGACATCAGTGGGCGGACAGGAAAGTTCCTGGTAGCGCGAAAAAATCGTCGTCACCCGCTTATAACCCCTGCACTTTAAAGATATGATGCGTGTCACAGAGCGAAGACTCTGGCCATAGAAACATTCAGCTTAGAAACACAACGGAAGGCTGGTCGTACCGCCTCGGTGGATGAACGGTCTTATGAAACGGTATTTTCCGCCGATACGACGGCACACCTACAACTCCCAGGAAGTTAAAGGGACTGACGAATGAATAGCTTTGATACGACCGCAGCCGCGCTGCAAAACACCTCCCTGCCTAAACCGATGTTGGAGATTACGCTCGAAGAAGCACTAGAGTTGGTTGAGGCCGCCAGAGAGTCCGGTACTATCTTTCACGAGATACGTACCGTGGGTATGGCCTACGTCCACATTCAGGATGAGCAGGGGCAGCGTGTGGTTGCCGTGAACGAGCTTCATAGTGTGGGTTCGTTGGTCGTGACATTGCACTGATCGTTCGTTTCCGAGAAGGGAGCATTGCGCTCCCTTTTTTTATTCTCTAGCATGTAACTAAGCGCTTAGTTAGTCAGCGCGTTAACCTCAACCAGCGAGAGAAGCTATGGAACGCGCCAGGCGTATTCAGATCGTCCGCGAGTCGATCACCAAAATCACCAAGATCCTCACTGACGGCAAAGTCCAGGTCACCCAGGCCGGCGTCAAGGCGTTCGTCAACTACGACGAAAAGACCATGAAGCCGATGCGCGTGAATCTGCCTATGCTGCCTGATGACGCCTCAGACGAGCTGATCGATGCGGTACAGGGTTTCCTCGATAGCGAGGTATCGAAGGTTCTGTACGCGGACTCCCGCTCTGCGCTGCGTTCGAAATACGAGGACCTCGAAGGGATTTATAAGCCAGTCGAGTCGCTCTTCTGCGAAGGGCAGATGACTCGCGCCTTTCCTGGCTCGCGTCACAACCTGGCGAAGATGCATCAGGCGTTCGTTGACCGTTTCGTGGAGCCCAAGCTCAAGGAAGCAATCTTCAACGGAGCTTCCGAACAAGAGCTGTTCCAGGTGCTGGCCATTCCAGCGCTCCGGGCTTGGGGCGGTCAGCCGTTCTTCATGGACTACATGAGGGACAAATGGCACCTCATCGCGGGAATCCAGAAGGAGCTCGACCCGATCGCCAAGAAGATGTCTTCCATGACCAAGCCGGAAGACTGCTACGACATGGCCAAGCAAATCCGCAACGCTGTCATGGGCGAGCCTACCGGCGGGGAAGGGCATAACCCGTTCGGTGATAAGTCTGAGGAAGGGAAGGGGACTCCTAATCCCGGAGCTGGCGGTGCTGGAAGCAGCAAGAACGCCAAAGACAGCTCCAAAGGAGGCGGCGCCAACGGCGGCCCTGATGAGGGTTCTGATGAGAGCGAGCCAGAAGAGGAAGATGCCTCTGACGAGAGCGAAGACGAAGACGGTGGTTCAGCAGGCGCGAGTGAAGAGCCTGCTGATGAACCGGAGGACGGCGTGCAGCCCGCCGGCATCAGTAACCCTGATAGCTTGAGTGACCAGAAAGACTCCAAGCTGCTCGACAAGGACGAAGAGGTTACCCAGGAGGAGCGGGGAGGGGCGTCGTTCCTGACCGGTATGGACTTTGACAAGGTCCAGGACATCAGCACCGAATTCGGTCAGTACGTCACGGACCTGTGTTCTACCGAGATGGATGACCAGTCCTACACGGTCTTCACGCGGGAATGGGACAAGTGCCGGGTACCGAAGATACCCAGTAGCTACAACCCGTCTTGGATCACCGAGATGGAGGCAGACATCTCCGGCATGGTTGGCCCCGTTGCACGAAACCTGGAACGTGCCTTCGCCGCTCGCAATAAGAGCCTCTGGCAGCAGGGCCAGACGCGCGGAAAGATGGCCTCTCAGAGCCTCTACAAGCTCAGCGCTGGCGATGATCGCATCTTCAAGACCCGCATTGACCACAAGACCCGGGAGATCGTTGTGAGCTTGGTAGTCGATTGCTCCGGATCAATGGGCGGCGCCAAGATCCATACCGCCATGTGCTCGGCCTGGGTGATGAGCGAGGTTCTGCAAAAGCTCGGCATCAAGCATGAAATCATCGGCTTCACCACCGCTTGGCTCGAAGGCGCTGCAGACAATGCGCTCTATGACGAGATGCGCAACTCTACCCGGGACTTCGATCGCTATGAGCCGCTGCATTTCCCTATGTTCAAAGGCTTCGATGAGCGCTTCAACATCGAGGTGAAGAAGCGAGTGAGCTCCTTCGCCAGGGTCAGCGGCATCATGGCCAGCAACATTGATGGTGAGAGCATTCAATTCGCCTATGAGCGCCTGAGCAAAGAGGCGCTAAGGGGCAAGCCGAAAGGCCGGATGATGATCGTGTTCTCCGATGGGATGCCCGCGGGCAGCGTAGAAAGCCGCAAGCTCAATGCTCACCTCAAGCATGTGGTGAAGCGGATCGAAGCAGATGGTGTGAACATCGTCGGGGTAGGCATCCAGTCCGACTCGGTGTCCCACTTCTACCGGAAGAACGTCAAGATCGACAACATCTCGGAGCTTCCTGGCGCCGTCTTGACCCAGCTTCGCGACGCCCTGCTGTCTGCCTAAGAAAAGCCACAGATGCGTGTTGCTCTCCCAGTAGTGCGTGCTTAGAATGCGCGCACTACTAACGAAATAGTTAGTTATCTATCAGCTTAAACCATAACCAGAAAGGAAGAATTCATGACCATCAGCTGCGAAATCTGCGGGCAAGCCGCTCACTCGATCGCCAAACACCTCAAAGACGTACACGGTGAGGGCAGCGCCAAGCCGATGACCCTGGCGATGTACCGCGAGCAATACCCTGATGCTCCGCTCATGAGCGAGGCAGCTCGTAAGAAGCTTGAAGAGAAGAAGGCTGCCGAAGCTGCAGCAGCTCAGGCCGCTGCAAAAGCGGATGGGGGTGAGCAGAGCGTCGAAGCGAAGCCAGCTGTGGCAGGAGACTCGCGCAAGGTTGCCATGCACGAAGCGTTCAAGTTCGGTGAGAAGAACAAGGCTGCGAAGACCAAGTCTGGCAGCCCAATCATGCTCACCCACGACAACCGCACCGGCACCTTCGACCACTACGTCCCTGACTGGAACCCGAACTACATCCTGAACCCTGAGCTGCTCAAGACAGTGATGATGGGTATCGAGGTCAAGACTCCGATCTTCCTGTTCGGTCATAGCGGCGTCGGCAAGTCTTCGATCTTCAAGCAGATTTGCGCCGGTCTGAACCGCCGATTCTTCCGCTTCCAGCACACCGTCGACACCGAAGAGTCGCACATCGTCGGCCAGTGGGTAGTGAAAAAGCATGTCGATGAAAAGGGCAATGCTATCGCGGTCACTGAGTTCGAGCTGGGCCCGCTGCCGTTGGCAATGCAAAACGGCTGGCTCTACCTCGCTGATGAGATGGATCGGTCCAGCCCGACCGTTCTGTCTGCGTATCAAGCCATCCTTGAAGGCGAGCCCTTGATCATCAAGAACGCGCCCGAGCATCTGCGCGTAATCAAGCCGCATCCGCTGTTTGCCTTCGCAGCTACCGGCAACACCAATGGCACAGGTGACCAGACCGGTCTGTACCAGGCAACGCTGACTCAAGACGCCGCCACGATCGAGCGTTTCGGTATTGTCGCCCAGGTGGATTACCCGCCGGAGAAGCAAGAGATCGCCATGATTGCAGCGGCAACGGGCCTTTCCGAAGCCGATGCATCGAAGGTTCGCCAATTCGCGAACGACATACGCACCAAAGCCTTCCCCAACCAGGTATCGCTGACCATCGGCCCGCGCGTCGCTATCAACATCGCCCGCCTGGGGATGATGAAAGCTGACTTCGTCGAAGGTGTGCAGTACGCCTACTGCAACCGCCTGCCCGAAGCAGAGCGCGAAGCAGCACTCGGTATCGCCAAGCGCATCTTTGCCTGATTGCAGGATAGGGCGGACGCCTGAACATGGATGTGCACAAGAAGCTGATCCACCACGCCGCTTGGCGTTGGTGGGCAGTCATCGAAAAGCTGGGCTTGAGCATGGAGTTTGAAGACGTGGTGCAAGAAGCCTATCTCGTTTCCCTCAATGCTCAGCGACAGTTCGATGCCGAGAAAGGCTGGACCTTCTCAACCTATTTCATGGCTGCCGCCCGTAACCACTTTCGTGAGCTGATCAAGCGGATGCGTCGTGTGTCCGCAATCAGCGTGGAGCAGGACGATGAGACCTCCTTGCTCGACACCCTGAGCGATGAATCTCAGTGCCCGGATCGTGAAGTCCAGGTCTCTCGGGATCTGCAGCAGCGCCTAGCTCAGATGAGCCCCCTAAGTCGGTTGGTAGTGGATCTGTTGCTGTCACCGCCTCCTGAGCTTGCAGCGCAGTTTGACGCACTAGATGCCAAGCGTCGCCGCATGCGCAGTCTCGGGACCGGTGAGCGCTTCCCGCTAGATATGAACGCAGGCTTCGTCTGCGAACTGGTCCGGCAGATGGGCGCAAGCCATGCAGATGTTGCCATTGTTCGGCGCGAGCTCCAGGAGCTTGAGAATGAATATGCGGTATGAGCAGCCTGGTTGCTTTGGCTACGCCGCAACCTACAG